TCAAGGATATTACTATGGTAGACGTATTAGCAAATGTATCAGAAGCAACATGGGACGCTGGCAATCCTGGTGAGCTAGACTATCTAAAGCCTAATGGTTTTAAGTTTCTAGTTCACAACCTGCCCAACGTCTCATTCTTCTGCCAATCTGCGAACATACCTGACGTTTCTCTCGGATCACCACAAGTTGCAACTCCTCTCGTAGACTATTATGAGCCAGGAGATAAACTTGCGTATGGTGAATTGATGATTCGTTTCATAATACAAGAAAACATGGCCAACTATAATGAATTATATGAATGGCTCATTGGCTTAGGTTTCCCTGAGTCACATAAACAATACACAGACTTTTCTAACAGTCAATCATATCGTTTCCCAGACATACGTCCCGACAAACAGCAGGCATTGGGTAACTTTAGTGACGCTTCTCTTTACGTCTTAGACTCTAACAATAATCCTATAACAAAAATTGTATTCCAAGATGCTTTTCCTGTTTCTCTTGGAGGACTTGAGTTTGAGTTGTCGTCTGGCAATACCGATTACTTTCAGGGAGTAGCTGCTTTTAGATACAGGCAATACAAGATAGAATCAGTCTAAATAGATTATATATTATGAGGTTATATTATGATTACATTGAACGACTTACAGGATAACTGGAAAGCTGACTGTAAAATAGACGAATTAAATCTTGGCAGTGAATCTACTAAAACGCCGGAGCTGCATGCTAAGTATCTTAATCATCTGACGACATTCAAACTGCAACTAAGAAAATATGAAGCTCAGATGTACTCTTTACGCAGAATAAAGTGGCGATATTTTCGTGGAGAGCTTTCTCAACAAGAATTAGAAGACTTGGGCTGGGAACAATATTTAGGACCACAGCCTTTAAAAAACGAAATGCAAGAATATCTTGACAGCGACTCTGACATTATAAAAATTGTTGATAAGATAGAATATATTAAGGCATGCTTGTATCAGTGTGAATTTATAATGAAGTCTTTAAACAGCAGAACTTGGGACATCAAGAATGCGGTTGAATGGACCAAGTTTACCAATGGTCTTATGTAGTGATAAAAGTATCAAAAAGAAACGAAGCGTATCTAAAGATTGATACTGATCTTGGAATAAGCCAAGAACTCAACGACTACTTTGCGTTTGATGTTCCTGGTGCAAGATTCATGCCCACCTATAAATCTCGTATGTGGGACGGAAAGGCTCGTTTGTATAATATGTACAGACAAGAGTTGTATGTCGGTCTGTTGCCTTACTTAAAAGAGTTTGCTAAAACTTTAGAGTATAAAATTGAAATAGATATACCTTCTATAGGTGATCCCGTTTCAATGCAGTATGTAGAAAACTTTACTAAAAAACTAAAACTACAGAGCGGAGGCAAAGACATTGAAATCAGAGACTATCAAACCGAAGCAGTCAGACACACAATCAACGAAGGCAGGTCTCTATTACTCTCTCCAACTGCCTCTGGTAAGTCTCTCATTATATACAGTCTTATGCGTTATCACCAGCATTTGGGTAGGAAACAGCTCATCATTGTGCCAACAACCTCACTTGTTGAGCAAATGTATGGGGACTTCCAAGACTATGCAACAGCAGATGCCTGGAAGGTCTCTGAGAACTGTCATAGAATCTATGGCGGAAAAGAGAAGACAGCAGAATATCCTATAACAATTTCTACTTGGCAATCCATCTACAAGTTTCCTAAGTCTTGGTTCGAGAATTTTGATGTAGTCTACGGAGACGAAGCGCACAACTTCAAGGCCAAATCTCTCACTACTATCTTGGACAAGTGTGTCAATGCGCCTTATCGTATTGGCACAACAGGTACTCTTGACGGCACAAAAACACACAAATTAGTATTAGAAGGCATTTTTGGTGAAGTTAAAAAGGTTATTACCACCAAGAAACTTATGGAAAATAAAAGTGTAGCTAGCCTTGATATTACTTGTTTACTTCTAGGATACAGTGACGAAGAAAGAAAAGCAGTAAAGAAAATGACCTACCAAGAAGAAATGGATTGGATTGTTACTAACCCTAAACGTAATAATTTCATTCGTAATCTATGCGTTTCACAGAAAGGCAATACTCTTGTGTTGTTTCAGTTCGTAGAAAAGCACGGAAAGGTTTTGACAGAATTAATTAAAAATAGAGTAGAAGATAGACGCAGTGTTTTCTTTGTTCATGGCGGAACTGACACTGAACAGAGAGAGGAAATACGAGCATTGACTGAAAAAGAAAATGATGCTATTATTATTGCCTCATATGGTACGTTTTCTACAGGCATAAATATACGTAATCTACATAATATTGTCTTTGCTTCACCTAGTAAAAGCAGGATTAGAAACTTACAGAGTATTGGTAGAGGTCTGCGGAAGGGCGACAACAAAACTTCGTGTGAGCTTTTTGATATTGGTGATGACTTATCTTGGAAGTCTAAAAAGAACTATACCCTCGATCATATGGTTGAGCGAGTGAAGATATATAATGAAGAAGGGTTTGAATATAAAATGGTAAAGGTGCCTATCAGTGGAAACTAACTATCACATTGTCCAATTATCTAACAAGATGAGTCTTGTTGGTGATTTAGAATATACTGCTGAAGGAATTTGTATTAAGTTTCCTCTTGAAGTGAATGCTAAACCTGTCAACGATGATAAGGGCAATGTCATTGGAGAACATATGGTTCTCAGACCATTTTTAGTTATGACAGACGATAGAGAAGTTGTAATTGATATGTTCAACGTTGTTTGTCTCAACAGATTGAGTCACAGACTTTTCTCTTCGTATGAAGAAATGGTAGAAAACGTTTATGGCAAACAAGTTTCATTTGAAGGAGATTTCTTTAAAGAAAATAAGCAAGAAGAACTGCCAGATGAAATTAAAGAAATGAGCAAAGAAGAGCTTGATTACTTAGAGTCTGAATTAGATAACATTATTAATGGCAAAGATAAAACATACCATTAATTATTAGTACTATTCTTAAAACGGACATGCCAATTATAACAAGCTGCGAAATAGTTGTCAAGCATTTTTTAACATTTATTTGCTTGACACCTGATTATATTTTTAGTACTATTGTATTATGATTTTATTTGGAGACAAGCATGTCTAAAGACAAGAACGCACATTACGTAGACAACAAAGAATTCTACAAAGCGATTAAAGAATGGAAAGAAGAGTGGGATAGGGCAGTTGAAGCAGACGAGCCAACACCACAATGTACTCACTATCTCGGTGAGTGTTTCGTAAAGATTTCAAATCACTTGGCATATAAATCAAACTTTGTCAATTATACATTCCGTGACGAAATGATTCTTGACGGTATTGAAAACTGTCTTCGATATGCTGACAGATTCAATCCTGAAAAGTCTAAGAATCCTTTTGCTTACTTCACACAGATTACTTACTATAGTTTCATTCGCCGTATCAAGAAAGAGGCAAGACAGACTGAGACTAAGCTAAACTATCTACAAAGCATTGACCTACAGCAGTTACTGGACGAGATTGAAGGCGATTCAGGCAACTATGAGTATCTAAAATGGGTACAAGAGCAAGTAGACGCCAACGCTAAAGACAAAAAAGAGATAGGAAAAGTCTCGGAATCCGCTGTCTCCAAGAGAAGACCCAAGTATTTTGACGAAAAAGAGCAATCTAAACTTGACATCTAGAGTAATACCTGTTACAGTATACTGATAATCGAGAGATTTTTTGTTATGAGACACAGCGCAATAAGAAAAGTACCTTTTTTCGGGAACGGAAGTAATGGTCCAGATACAATGTATGTTGTAGATTTTTACGAAGACGATAAACAAGTCGGCACAGCAGAGTATCCGGGCAAAAGTATTTACTTTGTTGAAGCCGCTGCGAGAAATTGGGATCAAGGAATTTTAAATGCGAATAAAGCCAACTGATAGACAAATTGTTGTAGACCTAGAAACTCTTAGTGCGAGACCTAACTCGTGCATAGTATCTATTGGAGCAGTAGCATTTACTATACAAGACGGCATCACTGAAGAGTTTCTTATTAACGTTGATCCAGTATCTTGTAAAGAACTTGGTCTACATATTAGCAAAGACACTGTTGCATGGTGGTCAACACAACCCAAAGAAGCAATCGATTCTTGGAAAAAAGATCCTGTTTCTCTCAAAGATGCATTGAAAAAATTTAATGATTTCTATGGAAAAACTTCAGTTCCTATTTGGGGCAATGGCTCAAGTTTTGATATAACAATTCTTGAGTCTGCTTACATTGCGCTGAACGAATCCGATATTGATATTCCATGGAAATTTTGGGACATATATGATCTACGTACACTTACAAACATTCTAGGTAGAAAGCTAGTTAAAACTGGCATCAACCATAATGCTCTTCATGACTCAATTGCAGAAGCAAAACTTTTAATTGACATGTTAAAATCATGATAGAGATTTCAAATTACAATTTTGATATACCTAGATTAGAAGCTCAATGTAAAAATCTTCTTCTCAAACATGGGACCAGCACAACTACTCAGATGAGCTTAAAGCACACTGGCAAATCTAAAGATGCTTGGTTTGATGGCACAGGTACATTATTCTCTAATAAAAAAGACTTCACAATTCTAAATGAAGAACTTAAAGGCACTTATTTAGAACAAGTGCATGATATAATAGCTGAAGATTATGACTTTTCTAGAATGAGAATTATGCGACTATTTGGTAGAAGTTGTATGTCTCTACATTTTGACAACGAAAAAAGAATTCACATTCCTGTTACGACTAATGAAAATTGCTTGATGATTGTAGATAATGAAGTTGTTTTTATGCCAGCAGACGGAAGTGCATACTTGGTAGACACCACTAAAATACACACTGCTTTGAATTCAAATTCAAATTTTGAAAGAATACATTTATTGTTTGACTTACTATAGGAATTATTATATAATGGATGCACAAAAAGTACGAAACGCTATTGTTGAAATATCTAACTCTATGACTCGTATGGATGCCGAAAGGGATCTGATTAAAGAGATCATTACAAAGCTACATGAAGAAGAGTTTCTCGACAAGCGTGTTGTAAGAAAAATGGCTCGTGTCTATCACAAGCAAAATTTTGTAGAAGAAACTACTATCAACGAAGAGTTCGAAACTACTTTCAAAAACATAATGAGCTAATAACATGAACATATTTGCTTTAGATAAAGATCCAGTAATTGCTGCTCAAAGCCACTGCGATAAACATGTGGTTAAAATGATCATCGAGTATGCTCAACTTATGTCTACTGCCCATCGTGTGTTAGATGGTACAATGTATCAAGATAAGACTGCTAACAATCGTAGCATTAAACGATGGCGCCTAGCAGATGAAGTCTTAGAACAAGATGTGTACAAAGCATCGCATGTAAATCATCCATCAGGTGTATGGACAAGGGCAACTAAAGCAAATTATGAATACATGTATGAGATGTGGATCGCTCTTTGTCAAGAATATACTCATCGCTATGGCAGAATTCACTTGACGCAGCAGAAGTTAGAGAGTATACTATCTAATACACCGTCAAATATTCCTGACGGACAACTCACTGAGATCCCACAAGCAATGCCTGACGATGCAAAACTTCCTAATGTGATAGAGGCTTATCGCAATTACTATCGTGTATACAAGAAAGACTTTGCAAGGTGGACTAAACGACAAACACCGGAGTGGTTTATTTGAAATTTGCAATGGTAACAGACTTGCACTTCGGTGCAAGAAGCGACTCGCTCGCTTTTGATGCTCACTTCAAGCGATTCTATGAAGAAGTATTTTTTCCTGAACTGATACGCCAAGACATTAAGACTGTATTTGATCTAGGAGATACTTTTGACCGAAGAAAGTATATCAACTACAACACACTCAAAAGTTGTAAAGAATACTTCTTTGATCGCCTGCAGGAACTGAACATTGACTTGCATATGATTCCTGGTAATCATGACACTTACTTCAAAAATACGAACGATGTAAACTCGCCTGATCTTTTGTTGAGAGACTACGACAACATCTCATTGTATCAGAAGGTCACTGAAATTAAATTAGGAAGCAGCAAAGTCCTTTTTGTTCCTTGGATATGTAATGAAAACTATGAAGAATCTTTTGAAATCATTTCTAAATCAGATGCAGACCTTTGCATGGGTCATTTTGAATTCTCGGGCTATGAGATGTATCGGGGAGCTACTAACCCTCACGGTATGGATGCTTCTATGTTTAGTCATTTGCCTATGGTCGTTAGCGGTCACTTTCATCATCGTCACACTAAAGGTAATATTACATACATGGGAAATCCTTATGAGATCACTTGGTCCGACTACGATGACCCAAGAGGATTTGCCATCTACGACACAGAAGAAAAGAGGCTAGAGTATGTTGACAACCCGAATAAAATATTTCACAAGATTTATTATGACGATACCGACACTGGACAGTTTGTTGATGGTTTTGTCTTTGATTATGATTCAGTACGTGGCGGCTGCGTAAAAGTAATTGTAGTAAAGAAAACTGATTTTGCTAAGTTTGATGCCTTTATTGATAACTTATATCAATGTAATTTGATTGAGTTGAAGATCATTGAGGACTTGTCTGAGTTTGAAGACGAAGCAGTAGGCGAAGACGTAGACTTAGAAGACACTATGTCATTGCTCACAGAATATGTTGACGGCATTGAAGTCACAGTTGACAAAGAGAAACTGAAAAGTTTACTTCAAACGCTGTACGTTGAAGCACAAGATGTTGCCTGATAAATTAGTTCCTAAAAACAAGACTGTCATTTGGACAACTGAAATTTCTGATGATTCTTTTGACAGGAATAGAATTTTATCTCTGGCTTTAAAATTGCCAAATGTAAACAATATAGATTTTCGTCTTTTGGGCAGAGACGATGCTGTGTATGATGATTCAAATCACAATCTATTGTTTGTAGACGTAGTTTATCTAGGATCAATTGATCATTGGCCTGCCGAGCAAAAGAAAATTTACAATGATTTATTGGGAAGTTTTGTTCAAAGCAAAAAGGATATGGGTATTGTTTTTTGGTTTGCAAGTGAAGGAGATAGTCTTTGGCAGAATTCTTCTGGTGCTAGAGAAAAATTTCCTCTGCTGAAGGATCATAAAAAGTTTTATGTCTCAGGCAATCTAAATGTAAAAGAATTTTATTCTGATAACTGGCCCGACCTTGATTACGAGCAGATGTATTCTTTGAATTCTTTTGAAAATACGATGCCACCACAAGAACTTTTACTTCCTGATCTTACTATTGACAACAAAGACGATTTTATTTGTCTAATGCGTAAAACTAGACCGCATCGAACAGCACTGTATCTGAAATTGTTAGCAAATGGACTCATAAAAAACACATCAAAAATTTCATACCTAGAAGAATTCTACACCGATACAGATATCACTTATTTTTTCGATCAAACGGCAATATATTTAGATGATAGCAATAATGAAGTTGACATGCTAAATTCTTTATGTTATGATGATGTAAATTTTAAGATAACTCAGGATGAATTGTCTGCTCCTTTGGTTCATAAGAATGCATTTTTAGCTGAGAATAGTAAAACAGTATATTTTAATCTTGTGTCAGAAACATGGATAAATAATCTTTTCATAACTGAAAAAACATATCATAGTATTTGTTATGGTATGCCTTTCATTGTTTGGGGAGAGAAGGGTACGCTCAACGAGCTTAAGAAACAAGGATATAGAACATTCAACAGAATGTTTGATGAATCTTATGATGAATGTGATGATCCTGTTGTACGACTTAAAAAAATTATAAGATCTGTCAGAGAATTTTGCGAAAAAACTAAAGAAGAAAAAGATTATTTGTATAGTGAAGCTGTACCTATAATTAAACATAATCAAATGAACTATATAAAAAGACAAGACATATATGAGAAAGAGTTTGTTGAAATTATAGAAGACATAACACTAAGGATATCTAAATGATTAAAGATATATTTTTCGATTACGATTTAAGCAAATTTTTAAACGCAGATTTTGAAGCACATCACGGTAGTTGTATTAGCTACCAAAAAGTAGAACAGGAAGACATTCACAGTACAGTGGGTGGGTTTCCTGCAAGCTATCATGAAGACAACACTCGCATACAACAGTTGTGGTGGGATTCCAGTGAAGCTGATTACGAAGAAATAGGTAAAATGTTAGGCATGGAAGTAATTACTATCAGTGCAATTCTTCAGCCTCCTGGTAACGTAGTCACGCTGCATAGAGATACATTTTTCAAGATCAATAACATGTATCCAGAAGACAAAAGAAAAAAAGTTAGAGCTAATATCTATTTGGAAGATTGGAAAGTAGGTCACTTCATCAACTACCAAGACAAAGATAAAGTTTGGCAGACAAGTACACACTGGAAAGCAGGTGATGGATTTATTTGGGACAGTGATCACCTGCACTTGAGTGCTAATGCTGGACTGAAGCCAAAATATACTCTACAGGTCTCTGGATTCTTGGTATGATTAATTTTAAAACTATTCGGTGGAAGAATTTCCTATCAACAGGAAACGCTTTCACTGAAATGCAATTGAACAGAAGCAGCAGCACTCTGATTCTAGGTGACAATGGCTCAGGCAAGTCTACTCTGCTTGATGCTATCACATTCGCTTTGTTCAACAAGCCGTTCAGAAATATTTCTAAGCCGCAACTAGTAAACACAATCAACAGAAAGAACATGTTGGTTGAAGTCGAGTTTACTATTGGCTCTAAAGAATATCTGATCCGTCGTGGTAGTAATCCAGGTGTGTTTGAGATTGAGATTGACGGCGACATGGTTGATCAGAACGCTAGTGTGCGTGACTATCAGAAGCACCTTGAAGAAAATATTCTCAAGCTAAACTACAAGTCATTCACTCAGATTGTCATTCTAGGTAGTGCATCATTCACTCCTTTTATGCAGTTGACTCCTAACATTCGCAGAGAGATCATCGAAGACATTCTAGACATTCGTATCTTTACTACGATGAAAGAAGTCCTCAAGTCAAAGGTGACTGAACTCAAAGAGAAACTGAGATTCATTGAAGGTGAAATCACTGTAGAGAAAGAGAAAGCATCCTTACAGAAGAACTACATTGACACGCTTGAGAATGACAAGAAGGACAAAGTAGATAAGATTCTGTCTGAGATTTCTGATCTTGAAGCTACTATCAATACTTTGCAAGAGCAAGTAGCACTTGATACGGAAGTCAAAAACTCTTTTGGTAATATCGAAGACAAGAGAAAGAAACTTGAGTCTTTCAAGGTAGAGTTTGCACGTAAGATCAAAGAGCAGAAAAAGCAGCTAGAATTTTATCATAATCACGATGACTGTCCTACATGTAAGCAAGGCATTCCTCATGACTTCAAAGAGACTATCACTTCTGAAAAAGAGTACAAGATAAACGAACTTGAAGAAGGCAATACTCAACTCGCTGAACAGTGGGAAGAGTTGGACAAGTCCTACGAAGAGTATCTCGGCATTCAGCAAAAGATTATTGATACTTCTAACAGTATCATTTCTAATCAAACAATTCTACAGAGGTTGTTTGTAGAAAAGTCTGACACTGAGAACAAAGTAGGTGACATTGAAAAAGAGACAGCAAAGCTCAAGGATATTGCCAAGAGCCTGATGAGCAAAACAGGTCAGCGTACTGAGTACAAAGAAGAACAAGAGTACAATAGTATTGCTGAGTCTCTGTTAAAAGATTCAGGCATCAAGACCAAGATCATTCGTCAGTATTTGCCTGTGATAAATAAGTTAGTAAACAAGTATCTCAAGTCTATGGACTTCTTTGTTCAGTTTGATTTAGACGAGACGTTTAAAGAAACAATCAAGTCAAGGCACAGAGACAAGTTTAGTTACGCCTCTTTCAGTGAAGGCGAAAAGCAACGTATCGATCTTGCTCTCGTATTCACATGGCGTACTATTGCTAAGATGAAAAACAGCGCAAGCACTAACCTGCTTCTGCTTGATGAAGTGTTTGATAGTTCACTAGATGTGAACGGTACTGACTATGTGATGCAGCTACTAAATACTATAGGTGAAGAGACAAACGTATTTGTAATCTCACACAAAGGTGATCAACTCTTTGACAAGTTTAGAAGTGTTGTAAAATTTGAAAAGAAAAACAATTATTCGGTGATGACATAATGGAAGAACTAAAACTAATACCCTTTGCAGATCCAATGTTAAAGAATGTGCCTTCACTCTTTGACTTTGAAAATGACAATGCAGAAGAACTTAGCGAACGCTTATTTATTGGTATGAAAAAGTTTGGCGGAGTAGGTCTCTCTGCAAATCAAGTAGGCATCGATGCAAAAGTATTCGTAGTCGGTGGTTCTGGACTAGAAGAGAAAGCAGTTTTTAATCCAGAGCTTTTGTCAGTTTCAAGCACTGGCGTCACAATGCGAGAAGGCTGTCTCTCATATCCAGGTCTTTGGTTGAACCTCACACGACCTGACTCATGTGTTCTAAAATATCAAGATGTGAATGGTGAAGAAGTCATCGAAGAGTTCGGAGGAGTTCCTGCTAGAGTTATTCTACATGAGTTTGATCACATGGTAGGGCAAAACTTTACTATGCGAGCATCTAGTTTAAAGATTGACAGAGCACTAAAAAAGTTAGACAAGAAGGTCAAGAAGTTTAGACGGAGAGCAGCGTAATGTCAGACGATTGGGATTTTGGATTCACTGCGGTAGACGATGTACCTACAACAGAGAGAACACCAAGCGAACCAGTAGTAGCACAAGTAGATGATGAGCAACTACAGACCCTTTTAGACAAGATGGAAAGACTTGAATCTCTCATTCTTACAGCAGACTCTTCGTCAATGATAAACGAACACAGAGAACTTGTGCAACAAGACGTGGTAACTAAACTGAAGCAAGTAGAAGACCTTATCTTACCTCTACTGTTTAACCTTCAGAAGAATCCAGAAAAGGATTATATTCACTGGCCTAATAGAACTGCTATAATCGATAAGCAGGTCGAGAAAATCAAGGCAGTTACGAGATATTACGATAACGTATAATAAAGTTTTTGAATGATTAATTAAAATAATGGAGTTTAGTATGGCTAAAATGACAAAAGAGCGAGACTTTGAAGTTTCGCCAGTAGTAAGAGGTGTATTCAATCGTCCAACAGGACAGATACTAGACTTCTATTTGAACGGTACAATCGGTAGCCCCGAAGAGTATTCAGAATGGAATCAGATTCTACGTTCATCAGGTGAGCAAGATGTAGTCTATCTACACATTAACTGCTACGGTGGTCAAGCACTCACAGCGGTGCAGTTGATGCGAGCAATCTCAGAGTCTCGTGCTACAGTAGTAGCCTCAGTAGAAGGCGCTTGTATGTCGGCAGCGACTTTCTTGTTTCTAATGGCAGATGTGTGTGAGATTTCAGATCACAGTATCTTTATGTTTCATAACTTCTCCGGCGGCACTATCGGCAAAGGCAATGAGATGATGGCACAAGTTCACCACAACGACAAGTGGGCAAGAAACTTGATGGAAAGTATTTACAAAGACTTCTTTACAAGTGACGAGATTGATAGTATACTAGAAGGTAAAGACTATTGGTTATCTCCAGATGAAGTGACCGACAGACTACAAGCCCGCAATGCTATACTGGAGAAGATGCAAGCAGCAGCCGAAAAGCTGCAAAAAGCAGAGGAAAAGCCAGTAAAACCAGTGAGGAAGAAGCGTCCTAAAGCCTAAGTCATTGATTTCATTAGAGAAATGAATGCTTGACATCCTCACATCCTTTTGCTATAATAGTTGTACAAAATGAGTAAAAGGTTGTGAGGACCGTCATATGAAAATCGAAACAAAGTCAATTCTAGCCAAGCTACTTGCTACTGAGAACATCTCAGTTGAGCAAAAAGACTTGCCAACGGCTGCATTTGATCCTACTAGTCGTACACTATACATTCCTAAGTGGAAAGATATGTCTAACAGTCTTCAGGACCTGCTTATCGGTCACGAAGTCGGACACGCTTGGGACACTCCTGCAGAAGGCTGGCACGATGCAGTGTGCAGTGATCGCACACTCAAGCCTTTCCTCAACATCATCGAGGACGCTCGCATCGAGCGCAATATCAAGTCACGCTATCCCGGTCTCGTAAAATCTTTTTACGCAGGTTATCGTGAACTGTTCGAGCGTGACTTCTTTGGTGTCAAGGACGTAGACGTAGACTCACTTCCTCTCATTGACCGCATCAACCTTCATTTCAAGGTCGGCCCTTTTCTCGGAGTCAAATTCTCTGCGGAAGAAAAGTCAGTAGTAGATCGTTGTGCAAAGACAGAAACTTGGGAAGACGTTGAGGCTCTCGCTCGTGAACTACACGGCAAGGCACAAGAAACTGCCGAAGAGGACATGCAAAACATCCAAGATATGTTTGATGATTCAGACGATGACGAGCAAGATGAGCAAGGTTTTGGTGGTCAAGAAGGTGACGATGACTTAGACGATGACATGGAAGGAGAAGGCAACGCTGACTCTGATGACCTTGATGATTCAGACGATGACACAGACCTAGAAGAAGGTTTCAGTGGCTCTGCTTCTGATCAAGATTCAGAAAATGACGATGACAGCGATTCGGATGACGAAGAATCAAACGATGCTGTGTCAAAGTTTATGGAACAAGGTGGTGTTGGTTCAATCACAGACGAAACTTTCCGGGAGAAAGAGTCGGAGCTTATTAATACTGCACCTGAAAACGACCGTCATTACAATGTTACTATTCCTAAGAATATTAACTTAGACTCAATTGTTCCTTCTAGCAAACTTTACGGCTTCGATAAGTTTCAAATTTCAGATAACTCTAATGTAGAAGCCTATGCTGAATCTATTTACAAGGACTTCATAGGAAAAAACAAGTCTACTGTAAATCAAATGGCATCTGCATTTGAGATGAAGCGCAAGGCTGCATTGTTTGTCAAGGCAAAGACTGCTAAATCTGGTGATCTAGATGACAAGCGTCTGTGGTCATACAAGACTTCCGACAATCTTTTCAAACAGATTACTTCTATCCCAGAAGGTAAGAATCACGGTATGGTAATGTACCTTGACATGTCTGGATCTATGAATAGCATCATGGCTGGTACTATCGAGCAGTTAATTACTCTCGGCATGTTTTGTCGTAAAGTAAACATTCCTTTCGAGGTCTACGGCTTTACTACTACTAACAGCTACAGGGAAAATTTTGCTCCTATTGGTACTGTTGATGGTGACATGAATCTTTCTGATCTTAACATGTCACACCTACTGTCGTCTAGTTTCACAAAGCAACAAACAGAAATGGCATATAAGTCTCTGTTACTTTGGCGAGATACTTTTAGGACTCGTTACAATTATGAAGGAACTCGTGTCTATCTCAATTCAAACGGACTAGGTCTAGGTGCTACACCTCTCAATGCTACTATTGTTACTGCAATTGAAATCGCCAAACGATTCCGCAAGGCTAACAATGTAGAAGTGTTGAGCACTATCTTTCTGACTGACGGTGAGGCTACTGACGGTGCTGCTCCTTGGAAAGAATCTGAAAGTGTTCCAGGTGATTTTATGAGTGCCTACACAGGATATTGCCCTAGCATAACTTTTAAATACGGAAGTGCAGTCATTCCTGCATACAAAACAGGTTACTGTCACAATAACACAAAGATTACGGCGACTTTGTTAGAACTGTACAAAGATATTACAGGTTCTAAGGTTATTAACTATCATTTAGTGTCACGTTGGACTCCTAGTGGTCTCTCTGAGTGTCGAGGAATATTCAGTATAGAAAATGATGACTCATGGCTCGCTTGGGATAATGTCACTAGTAAAAAAGCCTCAGGCATTATCGAAGTCAAGGACACTGTTGGGTTCGATGTTCGATACTTAGTTAAGGCTGCATCACTAAAGATTGATGCCTCTGAGCTAGAGGTCAAGTCAAACAAAAAGGCTGATCTACTCAAAGGCTTCAGGAAGTTTGCAGGTAGCAAGTCTCAAAGCCGAGTATTCGTGCAAAAATTCATTCCTCAAGTGTCATAGTACTGTATTTGACTCAGATTTTAAGTCAGGTTTGTAAGTCATTGATTCTTCGTTAAAAAATGTCTTACAAATCAATGACTTATCTCAGTCCTAAGTTGTTGATTTATATAAGGAAAATAAATTATCAAATCGCTTGACAATCTCTACACCTCTTGTTATAATGTATATGTAAACTGAGAAAACAAAGTAATTAATCATGTCTGTGAGGGACTATATTATGAAAATGACTACCGATCGTGAATTGCTACTTAACACTATTAAAGAAAAGCATGGTGTTGGCCTAGTAAGCCGTAAAGACATTCTTGCCATCTCAGATGGCTTTAAGATGACCTATCCTTCTTGGATTCTCAATAAAAAACATCTAAAAGTTGGTCGAGGTATGCTTGATCTTACCGAGATGTATAGTAATCCTACTGCTACTGTGTCTGCTGCTTCAAAACCAAAAGTTGTTGTTGATAACACCGTAGATTCTCCCACTGCAAAAACCTACACACAGGCGAAACTCAATGTGGAAATCGAAAACTTAATTCCTACTAAGGACGAGACATTTGTTCCTTTCGGATTCTATCGTGACCTCAAGAAGGTGCTCGATAGCAAAATGTTTTATCCTACTTTTATCAGTGGTCTGTCAGGTAACGGCAAGACTACAATGGTAGAACAAATTTGTGCGAACCTCAAGCGTGAGGCAATTCGTGTAAACATTAGTATTGAAACCGACGAGGACGATTTGATCGGTGGCAATACACTAGTTGATGGTAACGTAGTCTATAGGGAAGGGCCCGTCCTCACCGCTATGAAGCGGGGCGCTGTCCTGATTTTGGATGAAGTAGATCGTGGATCGAATAAGCTGATGTGTCTCCAGGCTGTCCTCGAAGGTAAATCCTACTTCAACAAAAAGACTGGCGAGACCATTACTCCTGCTAACGGTTTTACAATTATCGCTACGGCTAACACAAAAGGTCGTGGCTCTGATGATGGTAAATTTATTAGCGCCCAGTTACTTGACGAGGCTTTCTTGGAGAGATTTGCCATCACCGTTGAGCAGGAGTATCCTACAATGTCTGTTGAGAAGAAAATTGTTCTCAATAAGATGCAACGTGCTAACTGTGTAGATGAGGACTTTGCTACACACCTAGTCACTTGGTCTGATGTAATTCGCAAGACTTACCTCGAAGGTGGTATCGATGAGCTAGTCTCTACTCGCCGTCTTGAGCACATTGTCAATGCGTTTGCAGTGTTCAAGGACAAGATCAAGGCAATCACTCTGTGTACAAATCGTTTCGATGAGGACACAAAGCAAGCATTCATCGATCTCTACAGCAAGGTTGATCCTTCAAACGAAGAGGCGAATACTTGGCAGGAAGATCTTTCAAACTCAAATGAGGTGAACTTCTAATGAAAAAGAAAGTATATAAGTTTCGTGAAGACGAGCTGATCGAAGAGTTTAAGAAGTACATCGACTCAACTTATAGTGGTCACTACGGTCAAGGCGGACTACAGTCCGCTGAGATCATCATTGATCGTGGTCATGGTCAAGGGTTCTTTCATGGCAACATCGATAAGTACAATGATCGATATGGCAAGAAAGGTGAGACTCCAGATGAATGGCGCAAGGACATTGTGAAGACTATACACTACGGTTTCTTAGCATTGTACGAACATGATCGCAAATATTCTGATGACACAGTAACCATTTCTTATAAATAACAGTAACAATATCCCTCCCGCTTCTCGTAAGATCAGCGCACCCCAGGGGTTGCTCTATTTTTTAAAACTAGGAGAATACAATGGCTTTTACTGTAGAATACACATTCACTCGTCCAAATACTGATGTAGATTGGACATATGAATTTGGACCTGACCAAGAAGCACATATTCAAGCTCTGAGAGAAATGCATAGTATTACAACTCAGGAATCTACATCTTCAGATGGGTTGGTATATACTCTTCGTCAAACTGCTGAAGATTCTGCGACCTATAATGTTTTTTACAATGCTGGTCAACCAATCTGGGAAGCCGCTGGTATTGTATATAATTCCAGTCAAGCAGGAATAGAGCTTGCGATGGACATTATTGAAAACACTTAACTCTTGACTTTATATTATTATTTCTGTATACTATACAGACATTATTAACTTTGTGAGACTATATTATGAAAATTAGTAACGACACCCTTTCAGTACTAAAAAACTTTGCTGCGGTGAACACGAATCTTCTTGTTCGCCAAGGCAATACTCTGGCTACTATTAGTACAGGCAAGAATATTTTTGCTCGTGCTACTGTAGCAGAAACGTTTGATCGTGAGTTTGCGATCTACGATTTGAACAGCCTTCTAGGCTTACTGACTCTCATGGAAGACACGGAAGTATCCTTCGGTGATGAGTCTATTACAGTGTCTAAGGATCGTAGTCTGTTTGAATACTATTACGCTGATCCAGAAATCATTGTCGGTGCACCTGATAAGCAAATTGAAGTCGATGATTTCTTCAGTTTTGATCTCTCTTCAGATGACTTAAGCATGATTCAGAAAGCAGCAGGTATTACAGCAGCACCTATGTTGAGTATTATTGGTGATGGTGAGAAGGCTACTCTGACTGTAGGTGATCCTTCTACTCCTAAGAGCAATAGTTTCAAGCAAATTATTACTGAAACTGACAAGACTTTCAAAGCGCATCTGCAAATTGAAAATCTCAAAGTTCTTCCTGGCAGTTATCGTGTGACTCTTTCTGAAAAGAAATTTATGCACTTGGTCAATACTGCTACTGATGTTAAGTATTGGTTAGCACTTCATCAAACTTCGGAGTTTTAATTATGAACGATAGTCAACTGAATGTAAATATCAGAGAAGCAATTAATGGCTGGTTAGTAGAGTTTTCTAGGGGAGACGACACAGTAGAGTATGTATACTCTCGCCCTGGTCCTGCTATTAGTTTTGCAAAAAAAGTTATGACAGGAACCGTAGAGGTTTTTGGAGAAGAAAATGAGTAAAAAGCAATTAATAAAATGTCCTGAATGTGGTGCATCTATACGAAAATCTCGTGAAGGAACTTTTGTTATTCCCTGTGCTTGTTACGACTATGGCTTGCCTCCTAATATCGATGAGTTACAAGTCGAGACAGAAGGCAAGCACATAGCATTGAATCTCAGCGATACTACCAAATCTACAGAAAAGTTTGGTAGTTAAATTATATATTATGAATGGTGTGAATAATGAAAGATCATTTTCTCTGGGTCGAGAAGTATCGTCCTCAAACTATCGAAGACTGCATCTTACCTGAAACAACAAAAGCCACTTTTAAAGAGTTTCTAAAGAAAGGAGAAGTCCCTAATCTTCTCCTTTGTGGTTCTGCTGGTACAGGTAAGACTACAGTCGCCCGAGCATTGTGCGAAGAGCTTGGTTGCGATTACATTGTCATCAATGGTTCAGACGAGGGTCGTCAGATAGACACCCTTCGAACAAAAATCAAAAGTTTTGCAAGCGCAGTTTCATTTGAAAGCAAAACTAAAGTTGTAATCATTGATGAGGCAGATTATCTCAATCGTGAATCAGTTCAGCCAGCGCTCCGAGCATTTATCGAAACATTCTCTGAAAATTGTCGATTTATATTCACTTGTAACTACAAGCAAAAGATTATTGATCCTCTGCACAGTCGAACTACAGTAATTGAGTTCAAGACTGACAAGAAAGATCAGCCTGTACTTGCAAGCAAGTTTATGAAGCGCATGCAGTTTGTTCTCGAAAATGAGGGCGTGACTTACAAAGATAAAGTTCTTGCTGAACTTTTGATGAAATATATTCCTGACTATCGACGGGTGCTCAATGAACTACAGCGATATAGTTCAGCAGGTACTATTGATGAAGGCATTCTCAGTAATATTTCTGATATAAATACTAAAGAACTTATCTCTTCGTTGAAGGATAAAGATTGGAAAAAGATGCGGCAGTGGGTAGCTAATAATGTTGACACTGATCCTCAAGGCATTTTCCGTTACATTTATGATTCGTTACTTCCTGAAATCAAAACTGTTCCACAGATGGTTTTGTTGATTG